TTAAAAAATAGCACTTATTGCGTTGTTTTTTTAACTACACACTAAATATCTCATACAAAGCCATTTCTATTAGGAGAAATTTATAATGGATAACAGAAAATTTGAAAAACTTATTGATCTAATTATCAATGAGAATGAAGAACAAGCTCGTGCGCTATTCCATGATATCGTAGTTGAGAAATCACGCGAAATCTATGAATCAATGATGGAAGACGACATGGTAGACGGCATGGCAGACGAAGGTAAAAAATTCGGCGGTCAAGTTGGTCAACTAATGGACGAAATAGGTATGGAAGAAGAAGGCATGTCAGAAGATGAGGAAGACTTAGAATTCGATGACATGGACGACGGCGAAGATGAAATGATCGACATCGACATGGATGACGAAGGCGGCGAAGAAGAACACGAAGACCTAGAAGATCGCGTAGTCGACCTAGAAGATAAGCTAGACCAGCTAATGGCTGAGTTCGAAGAAATCATGGGCGACGAAGAAGGCGAAGCTGAGGAAGAAGAAGGCGAAGCTGAGGAAGAAGAAGGCGAAGCTGAAGAAGACGAAGGTGAAGAAGAGGAAGCAATGATGGAAGCTATCCAACTTCAGCAAATGAAAGGTCTATATGGCTCAAAGATTGGTGGTGACAATGGTTCACAACCAAAAAGCACATATGCTGACAATTCAGGACAAGCTGGAATGGCAAGTCGCCCAGTAAAGTTCTCAGGTTCTACTGAATCAATGCCAACAGGTCCAAAAGGCCCAAGCAACGCATACGCAAAAGGCGAAGGTCAAGTTAAAGATGCTAACAACTGGAAAAACGACCCAGCACAAAGAAAACAAGATTTAACCGCTGCACCTAAGCCAACAACAACTCAAGCTGCTGGTACTAATACCAAAAGCCCAGTAGCTGAATCACGCAAGCGTAAATAAGAATTCTATTAGACCATGGCTTTGTATCTAAAAGAACACTTGACATTCGACCGCGCTAGTATGGTGGTCGAATCTGTCAAGGAAGATGGAGACAAAAAATCTCTTTATATGAAGGGGATTTTCATTCAGGGCGGGGTTAAAAATGCCAATGAGCGCATTTACCCCGTATCTGAAATTGAGTCAGCGGTTAGCACACTAAACCAACAAATTTCATCAGGCTACTCAGTATTAGGTGAAGTAGATCACCCAGATGATTTAAAAATCAATTTAGATCGCGTTTCACATATGATTACTCAAATGTGGATGGACGGTGCTAATGGATTCGGCAAACTAAAAATTTTACCAACTCCAATGGGGCAGTTAGTCGCTACCATGTTGGAGAGTGGTGTAAAACTTGGCGTATCTAGTCGTGGTAGCGGAAACGTAAACGATATGGATGGCAAAGTAAGTGACTTTGAAATTGTCACTGTGGATATCGTCGCACAGCCAAGCGCACCAAATGCTTATCCAAAAGCAATTTATGAAGGCATGATGAATATGCGTCATGGTCATAAGATGTTGGATATAGCTAAGGGCGCTCAAGGCGACAGAAAAGTACAGAGACACCTAAAAGACGAAGTGGTTCGTCTTATTAAGGACCTCAAGATTAACAAAGGGGAATAAAGCATGTTTGATGCTATAAAGCCACTACTTGAAAGCGGAATCATCAATGAAGAAACTAGCCAAGCTATCAGCGAAGCATGGGAATCTAAATTGGTAGAAGCTCGTGAACAGGTACGCGCAGAATTAAGAGAAGAATTCGCACAACGCTATGAGCATGATCGTAGTGTTATGGTGGAAGCCCTTGACAAAATGATTACAGAAGGTCTAACAACTGAGATTCAAGAATTTCAAGTTGAAAGACAAGCAATGAACGAAGACCGTGTGAAAGCACAAGTAAAATTACGCGAAAGCGCAACAAAGTTCAATGATTTCATGGTTACTAAACTAGCTGAAGAAATCAAAGAGTTACGCTCTGACCGTAAGATTCAAAAAGAAAGTCAACAAAAGCTAGAGCAATTTATTGTTCACGCTCTTGCCCGCGAAATTAAAGAATTCGCACAAGACAAGCGAGCAGTTGTTGAAGCTAAGGTCAAGTTAGTTGCTGAAGGTCGCAAACAATTAGAATCACTAAAAGCTCGTTTTGTAGCTGAAAGTGCAAAAAGATTGAATGCTGCTGTAACAAGTCAACTAAAGGGTGAGTTAGGACAGTTGAAAGAAGATATCAAAACGGCAAAAGAAAATAACTTTGGTCGTCGTCTATTTGAAGCATTTGCAGGTGAATTTAGTGTTACTCATTTGAGTGAGAAAGCTGAAACTCGCAAACTAATGCAACAGCTAGCACAAAAAGATCATCAACTAGCCGAAGCCATCAAGTCAGCTAAAGATTCACAAAAGCTGATTGAAACAAAAGAACGTGAAGTTCGCATTATTAAAGAAAGCAATGTTCGTGAAAAGACAATGGCTGAATTGCTAGGTTCATTAAACGATGAAAAAGCAACAGTAATGCAAAACTTACTAGAAAGCGTGCCAACAACAAAATTGAAAGCCACTTTCGACAAATATCTACCAGCAGTTCTAAACACAGGAGCTGAAAAGAAGTCTAAAGCTATTATCAGTGAGAGCGTGGTAGAAGTAACTGGGGATAAAGCTGCCAAACAGGAAGTTGAAGTCGAAGGACGTGATAACGTCATCGATATCAAACGCCTAGCAGGGCTTTAATTTACGACATATATTTAGGAGAAACATAAAATGTCAAAAGTACTATTAGAAAGCCGTTGGGGAGAGACCAAAGAGGCCCTGTTAGAAGGCTTAAAAGGAACTCGCCGTTCAACAATGGGTGTTATTTTAGAAAACACCAAAAAACAACTACTAGCTGAAAGTTCAGCCGGTACAACTACAGCTGGTAATATCGCAACTCTAAATCGCGTTATTCTACCAGTAATCCGTCGTGTTATGCCAACCGTTATCGCTAACGAATTGGTAGGCGTTCAGCCAATGACAGGACCAGTTGGTCAAATTCATACTCTGCGTGTTCGTTATGCTCAGAATTTAAATGACCAATCAGCAGCACAAACATCAGTAACAGCTGGTCAAGAAGCTCTAAGCCCATTCTTAATCGCTCAAGCGTATTCACGCCAGCCTTCAAATGATGGTACAGCTTATGGCTACACTGGTAACAATACTGCTGTTCTAGAAGGTAACGGTGGTCGTCAGATTTCAGTACAAATTCTACGTCAAGCTGTCGAAGCTAAGTCACGCAAGCTACAAGCTCGCTGGACATTCGAAGCTGCACAAGATGCTCAGTCACAACACGGTATCGACGTTGAAGCAGAAATCATGGCTGCTCTAGCTCAAGAAATTACTGCTGAAATTGACCAAGAGATTCTTCTATCTCTAGCTACTCTAGCTTCAACTGAGTACACATACAATCAGGCTACCGTATCAGGTACAGCTACATACGTTGGTGACGAACACGCTGCTTTAGCAGTTCTAATCAATCGCGTTGCTAACCTAATCGCACAGCGTACTCGTCGCGGTGCAGGTAACTGGGCCGTTGTTTCACCAGCTTCACTAACTGTTCTACAAAGTGCTACAACATCAGCATTTGCTCGTACAACAGAAGGTACATTCGAAGCTCCAACAAACACCAAGTTCGTTGGTACACTAAACGGTGCAATGCGTGTATTCGTTAACTCTTACGCTCCTGACACACAGCCAGTACTAGTTGGTTACAAGGGTTCATCAGAGACAGATGCGGCAGCTTTCTATTGCCCATATATTCCTCTAATGAGTTCTGGTGTTGTTCTAGATCCATCAACATTCGAACCAGTTGTTAGCTTTATGACTCGTTACGGGTATATCGAGCTAACCAACACGGCCTCAAGTTTCGGGAATGCCGCCGACTATGTAGGCGAGATAGCCGTTCAAAATCTCACCTTCCAGTGAAATCAAGTACTTACGCGATATTACGAAAGTAAAATCTCAACAGGAAAGCGCACTTCGGTGCGCTTTTTTGTTATTAAATATAAGGTGATGTTGCGGTACAGATAAATAATAGCATGAAAGAAATTAATCAAGTCAAACCCTACACTTATCTTGTCAAGCACAAAGCAACAGGTAAAGTATACTATGGTAGTAGATGTAAAAATTTTACTAAATTCAACAGGACACCTCTAGAGGATTTTTGGAATCACTACACTACCAGTAGCGAAAATATAAACAATATTATTAAACAAGAAGGTAAAGATGCTTTTGATTTTGAAATACGAAGAACATTTGATAGTATTGAAAAAATGGCGATATGGGAAACAAAAGTATTAAAAAGAAGTCGTGTATTAGAAAGACAAGATATATGGTTAAATGGAAATATAGCAGGTAAAAAAATTCTTACAGAATCAGGAGCTAAAAAAATTAGTGAAACTCATAAGGATAAACCTAAATCAGAAGCTCATAAGAAAAAGTTAAGTAATAGTAATATAGGAAAAAACGCAGGAAGAATCCAAACAGCAGCACATCGTAAGTTAAATTCGGAAGCAAATAGTGGTAAAAATAATGCTATGTATGGACCTTGCTCACCTGAAAGGGCTGCAAATATTAGTGCCGCTAAAAAAGGCAAACCAGCCCCTAATAAAGGGCTAGCAATGAGTGAAGAACAAAAACAAAAAATAAGAGAAACTAAAGAAAAAAACAAAGTAATATTAACTTGTGTAGTCTGCGGTAAATCTATGAGAGAATCAAATTTTAAACAATATGGTCACGGAGACAACTGTAAAAAGCGTGGAAACAACTCTAAGCAATAATTCTTAGCGGTTATAAATATAAACATATAAAGGGATTTTTAGCATGGCTATTATAATTGATTCCAATACCTTAGAAAATATCACTATAACCGCTTCACCTGCGGCTCCCGGTGCTCAAGCTTACACTACCCCAGGAACATATACTTTTACTGTACCCGCAGGTGTAACTAGTATCTCGGTACTATGTATAGGTGGGGGAGGCACATCTGCTCCCGCTACAGGCGCTGCTGGTGCTGGTGGCGATTCCTCTTTTGGTGCAACTATATGTAAAGCAGGTGGTGGTAAAGGCACTGCTGGAGCTACTGGCGGTGCAGGTGG